GTCCACTCGAGAGTTTTAAACTCCTCAGTAGAGAGATCCCGACCGTAACGGTAGATCTTTTAAATGCAAACATGAAATAAAATATGTAAAGCAAAAGAAAAAGATGCTATATTAAGGAATAATAAAAGCATCTTGAGCTGCTGGAACAGCTGCAGAGTACAACCGAGGTGTACTCAAAAAGAAAATCGGATTAAAATCGACTCCAGCGGCATAATAAATGTCCATAACAGGCCACGGTTGTGTAGCTCCGCCAGCATTAGCTGTGCGAAACACAGTATCGACCCGGACGTTCTCATAGTCTGTCGCTAAATTATTGCGTTCAGACGTATATGCTGGACGAAATCGCACATTACTGTATTGCGGTATAACTACCGAAACACCAGCTTGTGTTCGTTGATTCGTCAAGCTCAATCCTCGCGTGCCAGTATTGCGTCGAACAACATTCGACGTTGAAGTAATATTGGTGCGAGCCAAGTTAGATGCATCACCGGCATTATTATATGTAACGGTGAAGCGATTGACATTTTGCGTAGTGTTAAGGTTATCAGTTCCATAGAACCGACCAATTGATACGCTTGTGCCAATTGTGGAGTTTGATGACTCACTATTAAGATTTACAATCATAACAGTAGACCCTCTAACTCCAACAAATGCGTTCAAAACCCAATCAATGGGATGATTCGCACAAAAATTAAAACGAGCAGATGCGCCACTAATCGTGGCCCAATTATAACCCTGTGCATCGTTTCCATATGAACGAGGGAATTTCGTTAGAATGTTAGTACAAAACTGAACTCCTGCCCCACTATAGGAAGAAATTCCTGATTTGTAAGAACCAACTTCCTGCGTGGACCAATAACTACTGCGATGCAATAGTGGACGTAAAGACGCAACTGTTTCACCAACAGTTACTCCACATACGTATTGGTCTAGGTAGGGAGTTTCATGTGACGCTACCTCAATAACATCTGCTGATTGAACAGCAGGTGACACTGAAGTTGGCAACACTTGCGGAACTGACAACATGAAGTCATCACCAGCTTTTGAAAATAATAGCAAATCAATTTGAGGTGATGCAGCAGGCCCTGTCAACACATTCAAAACTCTAACTGTGACAGTACCGTTCGCACGAGTACTATCATAAGCCAGAGTAAACGGTGTGTCATTGGCAATTGCCGATGCATAAGTCGCAGTACCCAACCACGGTGTTTTGGCTTTATATGGGACGATAAAATCAATTTCGTCTTCAAATTCCAAATCAACGATACGACTATAACAGGTTGTTTCAGTGTCATTGGTACCTGTAATATCAGCATTCGGATCCCAACTAATAATAACACGTCCACGATGATACTTCGTTTTAACAAATTTCAAACGATAATGTATCGAACCGCGCCATTGTGCAAACATAGCAGCGAAATACGATAGTGGTGTGTACCACAGAGAAGTGTTAGCGCCTGAAACAGCTGAAAATGTAGGACACGGTGTAACCACCCAAGCAAAAACCAATTGTTGAGGGGTATAAGCACCAGTCCATAGCGATCCTTTAAGAAAACTCTCACGAGTGATCAGATTGGATAACGCCAATGTGTCTTCATTATCGACACCTGCCACATCATTCGAAATCACCACTTCATTTTTTGAATCAAGCGACAATTTGTCGTGAGGAACACAAGTATCAACATTAGCCATAGCATGAAATGCTTTAGGCTGCATGGGTGCGACATCACTAATATTGGGTGGATTAGAAAAACCAAACAATTTAGCAATACCAGCGACAGCACGAGCACCAAATTCTGTGGCACGTGCAAATTGCCCTATGACAGGGGCATCATTTAGTCGCGCAGCAATATCTGCAACGGCTGTAGCTGGCCCAGAGACGACACCATTTTCGATATATTCATCAGACTGAACTAATGCACCTAATGTGGTTGGACCACATAGAGTTACATCTTCAGCCCATGCATAAGTTGAAATAGTGACACCAAGACCAGACACACCATTAGCCGATCTAAGCGCAGAATATTGAACAAAATCAATCCGACCCATGGTTGAAAATTCAGATGCTGTGTTAACATCCAACCAATTATTAGGGTTCAAAAACGGCAAAGTCATTTCAACAGACGTCATAGTCTGCGGTTCTAACCACACACCAGGACGCTGCGAATAGATGATTTGATCATTAGTCTGGGTTGTATAAACTTGTGCTGTACGTGGTGAATAAACCACACGTAAAGCACCAGAATAAAAGGGAGAAGCATTGATCACAAATTTCAACCGCAACGAGCAATGTAATCGAGAATAATTATCAAGCTTCTTCTTGATATTCGCATCATTAAAAAATGATGACCATGGAGTGAAATTGTTGAGAAATAAAGTAGTTCCTCCCTCAGCCCAAGTGTATGTGTTAATTAACACAGGGCGGGAGAGAAATTTCCCCAACGATGCACTATCATCAGTGTCACCATCATAAGTAGGTCCCATGAGGGTTGGCATGATCATGTCGGGAAATTGTGATCCATCGACAAAAGTCATATTTTGCTCCACTTGAGGGCCTGAATTTTCCAACACATCATCAGCTTGAATAGATCTGATGAAATTGCGTTGAATCTCTTGCTTGACCTGATCAGAAAGAGCTAGTTTTTCTTCGGGTGTCAGATATTGTAAAGCTTCGCAAACGCGCACATACTCTCGTAATAGCATTCGCTTAAATTTCACATGCTGACCTTCGATCCAAGTAGCTTTAACTAATCTACCAAGCATAGCATCGCTCATATGAACGATTTCGTCGAATTCATCCTCTGATTGTATTTGCAGATGCGAACACATCTCAGGGATGTTCATAAATTTATAGTCCGTAGACTCTTGTGAGTAGGTCTCCACCATTGTATTTGAATTAGTAGGTGATTTATTACCAGCACCTGGATCACCGAATCCAGATGCATCCTTGGAAATATGTAGGGTCGAACCTTCCCTTTCTCTAAATAGAGATTTTGAGGAGCACTCAGGTACATTTCCATCACAATCCATTCTCGCTTCATCATTTTCCAAAGATTTAGCGCAGTAACTATCATGATGAGCCTCTTTCGGTGCGACATAAATGATGTCACGACGTGAAGGCAAACGCCGCAGTATAGTTGGCCGTTCAGGCGAAAAGGGGGAAGTGAACTTCCCCAAAACCACATGAGTAGACGCGTCCCAAAATCTATGGACGAGATACTCCCATGTGGGAAACGTGCTAGATTTAACAAAATGTTCCATATCTAACACAATCGTAGTGTTGATAAGCATCAATCGCTTTTCATTAAATACTTTCTTCCCATAGAAAAAGTATTCATTCATAGCAGATTCAATGATATCAACAGCGTGCGCTTCGGGACAAATAGTTTCCGAATTAACGCACATAGTGAGCATGGTTTCAATTGAATCATGCTCTAACGGTGCCAAATAGGCACCAACATCTGAATCCCACCTCCAACTTCGTTTAAGAAAAGAGGTTTCATCAATATGCACAAATGGCACAGTCTCACTCTCTTTATCAGCCATAGTATACTCCACACCAATGTCCAATAAAGCCTTCTGAATAGTGGTGTGATTGAACCAATCTCGTTCAATATGAACTCCAAGTTCATTATCATCACCATAAGTCATAAGCGCAACATACTGTTTGAAATCTGTGCATGTTTTCGACGGATTACCAACTGTATAAGCATATCTCATATAAAGAGAGTTTGCGAAACAATTTAAAATGACCGTCAGAGGATGGCCAGATGGGTTTGTTCCAAAAAATTCTATCAAATCACCATTGAAGTCAACTAAAGCATATGCCGTGTCAACAGCAATGCATCGAATTACAATGATGTCTTCTGGAGGCCATCCAGCTTTCTGAAGTATCTTGATAATAACATCAAAGACAGCTAAAATTACAGCAGCTGCCATCTTTTTGTCATAGTCACGATAATCTCCAGCAACCATTCTATTTTGTCCAAACTGAGTCAAATACTCAAACATTTCTTCCCATTCCAGTGATTGAGCAATCGTACCAACTGCTCCTTCACATACGAATCGATTGTCTTGTACAAGTTTGACAAAGGTCAGCAAAAATTTCCTAACAACCAATGACCAATCTAATGGAGCACCGGTAAAAACGCGTGTCTTACATTCCTTAATTTTCTTAAAAGGTAATGCTTTATCTTTGAGATGAGCACAAAAGTTAGGTTTGGTACGAATACCAAGCCTGTATTTGCGTACAATCTCATCGGCACGCATTAACACATCAGGGTCAAGCTCAACACCATCTTGCCAAATATCATTCGGTTCCATGGCTGTTAAGAAGCCCTTCTTTGCTTTCTTCCAAGGGTTTCCCATAGATGTGTTTCTATTGATTTTATCAATAAATCCCACACCTGGAGCCCCATTGAGTGCAGTATCATTATCTAAAATGACCAATTTCTCAAGCTGCCCTTTAGGCAGACCTGATAAAATGTCATTGACAAATGATTCTACACAATGATTCAAAATATCCATATCAACGTCAGTATTAGTGTTGACCATGGGTTGGAGGGCCTTGTTCCAAGGCTCCCATCCAGACATGACAGGAGGTCCTGTCGTAATCTTATACCCATGTTTCAACATTTGCTCACAAATAAATGTGGGTTGTACACGCGATTTATGTCGCGCACGCATACCAGCAAATGTCCCATACACTTTTGCCGAACCTGATTGAATATATCTAACAGTGGCTTTCTTATGTAAATCAACCAAAGTACGTTCAGCACCAGGAGCACTGAGCGTAGGTGGACCATTGACGACATGTTGATCACCAAACATAAGCAAACCTTTTTCAACATCATTCTTATTGATAGCAATGGCAGAAACCAATTTATTGGTGCCACCTAAAAAATGAATTCCTATGATCGAAGGGCCAAATTTAGTGTGCGCAAGCATGATAGATCCACAATCGCCCAAGACTGTGTTAGCATCAGCACGCGCATTCCACATTTTAAAATCCCTATCGAATTTGCGATTCGCATCAGATGCGACATGAATAACAGAATTATCAACAATATCCAACTGGTAAGTGCGTGGCAAACCTCGTTCGTCGATTGCAACATACGCGCCCTTAAAGCGCCCTTGTAAATCGGGTGAACAAAATAATTCCATAATATCTTTACCAGGGGGAAGAGCCAAAATTTTAACAAATGCAAGATCCTTTTCAGGAAATCTAGCAATCTGGCTTTGTTGAAGTGTCAATCTAACATTGGGAGTAACACCATCCTTATGAGGCGAAGATATAATCTGCAAATCAATATCACCATCTTCTGGTAAACTATGATTATTCAACATATATATTTGCCCTTTAATGCAAACGGCTCTCCCATCTCGACGCAAAGTAGCACCATCATCATTAATCCGACGTGATATAAACGTATAACAACTTTGTCGTAAACGACTAATCATCTGAGTACGCTCCATACCATTCCAACCAACAGACATAGCACCGACATCTTCATGCGAAATGATATAATCATTCTGCATCCAGACATTTTCTTTAGTGTCTTTCTCAGGTGCCAGACGAACACCTACATTCGTAGGTGCATCGCTGGAGATAACATTTCCTTGAGTCTCGCCAACTTGCTTTGAGACTTTAGGCACAAACATGCGATAGAAGGAATAAATCCCTACCACCGCTGAAATCGCACTAGCAATATGGAAAAGCTTTTCAGGCAACACTAAGTTAACTGAAACAGCCTTACCCAACAAGCGCGCAATTCTAAGGTGAGTTGAATAGCCACATTTCCTAGCTACATAAAGAACTATAGCTTGGAAAAACGCTGATTGATAAATCAAACGTCCCAGAAAGTGAAACTTCCAGGATGATAACAAAACTAAAACTGTATGAGTGATCACGACACAAAACATTAACCAAAAGTATGCTGCAATGGCAAATGTGTTGCTCATAGCTCCTCTCAATTGTTCATAATAAACTCTTTCAATGATAGAGTTCGACTGAATATGAGGTCGATCACAATTACACAAAACTGTGGGTCTGTGACAAGTTGAGCATAAAGTAATGTCTGCCAAGGCCTCCATCGTTGACCTCATTTGTTTTTGCACATCATCATGTTCAATGCTTAATTTCGAGAAATATGCCAAAAAATCATGAATATCTTCAAATTTCTCAACAAGTTCAAATTTTGCTCTCTGATGGGTAACACTCTCATCATATGGAACAACACGTTTAAGTGTGATGTTCCAATAATTCGGGTAAGTACCATCATCAGGGGGTGTGACTTTACCAGAGTCCAAAAATACATTACTACGTGCAAATTCGGGCTTGGGTGAAATATCAACAACATATGGTAATCGTCGCTGAATAGCTAATGGGTTTGAAAAATAAGACCATGCATTTAAATCTACAGTGTTAGTAGAAGCAATGACGAGCTCACATCTCAAAGGTGTCTTACCTTTATCAGCCAAATCAGCTTGCGGTGGACAATATTGCACATTATTCACAATTTGTAGCATCTCATCAAGAGTTTTATCTCCTTGAGACCATCCAGCTTTGCGATATGCAATATCGTCCAATACAATGCACCACTGGGATGACGAAAAACCAGACCAAAATTCTTCCGCGGGACAGCGAACATACTTATATTCATCTGCACCTGGCAGATTCATGGTCTTAGCATAATGTTGGAATAAAATATCCTCAAATGATGATTTCCCAACACTAGAACCACCAAATAATAGAACAGAAAATGGAGCTTTTCTGCCTTCTCTAGCGGCCTTTCTTGTCATCTCATTAGCACGAATGAATTTCAAATCATCTAAATATCTTTGAATGAAAGTTTGCTCAAACCGCTGAGTCTTAAAAGAGTTGCGAATATGCAAAACAATAGCATTGCCTTTTTCAATGGTGTCCTCCAAACGAGAATAAAAATCGAAATAGGTAAAACCATGGGCTTCACAATTATGCAAACACTTTGAATCAAGTTGCAATTTACGAGCACCTTCCACCCATTGTTCATACTGATTAGCACTATGAATCAATGGATGAAGAGCTTTCAATTTATAACATTGATAGCCCTTCTCACAAATAAAAAGAGTGGTGTCCAAAACACAATGGACAAAATCAGGACCTTTATGAAACTTTTGCTTCAAATATGCAGCTTCAACTTCAGAAAATCCAACGGAATCGTAAGTGATTCCAATAGAGTCAAAGAGTGACATACTAAGTGCATACATAGAAAATTTATACATCTTCTTAAATATAGGCACTTCGCGTACACTTTCATAATCATCCAAAATGCGCCGCAGTGGCGCAAAAGGAGATTCATCATAAGATTGAATCTCCGGTTCTGAAAATAAAGTCATCAACCTAAGTTGAATCATCTTTTCAGTTGCAAGCGAGGTCAGAGATTTAGTCAACCTCGCTTTTACGAAGCCAGTCATTGCGACAGTGAAATCTAACTTCGTTTTGGCTCTTGATAAATTATATGCCAGAATCGCCAAATCTTCTAACATTTTAACAATAAACTCACCTTCAACGTGAGTTTCCAACATCCCCTTAAACCTAGAGAGATTTTCAAACATATCCAGAGATTGCACGTAAGAAATAGCTTTATTGTTTCGCTCTTTAGACTCGAGTGAAAAAGAAATATAATCCTTCCGTACGTTCTCAGAATAAGAATGTTTAAAAATATATGATTTGTACTTTCTACCATAGTGTACATTTTCATTACTTTCAATAAAATCAGCAGATTGAACCTGCAGTTTACTGAACAAATCATTAGGTAAGCATGTCTTGACATCATTACCTACGGCTCTTGCTCTAATAGCAGAGACAAAAATGATTTCAAAAACACAATATAGCCAAAAGAGTATAACTGATGGCACATTTAGCCATGCGAGTGACCAGTCAGAAAAAAGAATGGCCCAAGCGAATGGCACAAAATAACAACAATACAAAAATTGCCGCATAAAAAAAAACTCAATAATTGAGCTTTTGATCTCAAGCAAGATCATCTTCTGCGCATAATAGCCTTTAAGAAGCTCCCACCAATGAGGTAAGCCACTAATAAGATGCTTAAAAACGTGAAACATGATTAATTGTACTCTGGTTTTCGGGATGGATATTTATGGTTTAATGCCTAACCCCCGCTTATACGAAGCGGGACCGTAGAGTTCATTCTCCTTCACTCTCAAAGGAACGGAGTGGTTACCGCCAAACTAATAACATAGAGGTTAAGGTTACTACCTTGCCAAGTGTGCCTCGACAACAACTGTTGCTGTACACTACTACGTCTTTACGATTCGCGTCGCGAAATAATCGACGGAGAGGCGTTTGCGACGATTGCTAATAGGGTTCAACCAGCGAATGCTATTCTCAACATATGTTATTATCTCTATCACCCTCACATAGATAGCACATGAAACGCATAGTGCTTTTTTATTTTATTTTTAGGGTTTTATAATTTTTCTCATTTTTGATATTCATATAAAGTGATTTACACTACAAAAGTTGTCGACTAAGAATAGATTTACGGGGACCAATAAAGGCTCGAATGCTCTATATTCGTTAAAAACGAATCAACTTAATATATACAAACTCAAAAGTCAAACTCAATAAACATATAGGGTTTGGGTGATTAGTTGTTTAGGGTTCATAATCAGGAACCACAAAGATCAGTTTTAAAAGGTCATAATCAGGACCATTAGAAATAAATCATTTTGATGCAAAATAAGATCAGAGTTCAGCTGTACATCAGATGTCTCTACTTGATCTTCTCAAAATATATGTCTTGGATTTAATTACCAGACATGAATAATGAGCGCCAAGCGTCATACAGATGATACAAATCTGATAATAATCAAAATAATACA